AAGATAAAGTTTGAAAATGAGACTTTATCCGGACTGGATGAACAGTTAAAAGCACTGAAAGAGGCTGAGGATTCAAAGTTTTTATTTGAAGAGATTAAGGAACCTGCCAAACCAAGTTTCAGTGGTGTAGAACCAGGGGCATCAACAGGAGAAATAAATCCTGGCTCAGGTGCACCTGAAACATACTCCCAGATGATGGCAAGACTGGGATAACAATAAAAAAATTTAAAGGAGGAATAATTTATGCCAGCAGCAATTTTTGATTCAAAACAGTTTAATCCTGAATTATTCGGGAAGTATTATGAGACAATTCCAAAACTTAAAAGGAATGAATTACTGAAATCGGGGGCTATTAATAATGCCCCTCAGTATAAAGCAATGATGGAAGAACAGACAGGAGGAAACTACATAACAGTACCTCTGTTTGGAAGAATAGGCGGAACTGCCGTAAACTACGACGGGAAGACAGATATAAATGCAACAGCAATGGACACATTCTCGCATTCAAGAGTGGTAGTAGGAAGAGCCAACGGATGGATTGAGAGAGATTTCTCGCATGACATTACAGGCGGAGTAAATTTCATGGATCAGGTGGGAAAACAAGTTTCGGATTACTGGGATGACCTGAACCAGGGGATATTATTATCTATACTTAAAGGGGTATTCTCAATGACAGGTACAGATAATGAAAAGTTTGTAAACGAACACACTTATGACGTGTCAAAAGAAACAGATGCGGCTAAGCAGGTGTTCAGTCCTACAACTTTAAATAATGCATTGCAGAAGGCTGTAGGTCAGAATAAGGCAAAATTTTCAATTGCAATAATGCATTCACAGGTTGCAACAAATCTTGAAAACCTTCAGCTGCTTGAGTACCTGAAATATACCGACGCAAACGGAATACAGAGAGACCTGACGCTTGCAACACTGAACGGAAGAACTGTATTGATTGATGACTCAATGCCAACTGAAGAAGTTGCCAAATCAGGAAGTAATCCAGCGTACACTAAATATACTACTTATGTGTTGGGAGCAGGAGCATTTGAATTTACTGATGCAGGGGCAAAAGTACCTCATGAAATGCACAGAGACCCAAAAGTCAATGGCGGACAGGACACATTGTATTCGAGAGAAAGAGTGTGTTATGCCCCTTACGGAATCTCTTTCACTAAATCAAGTATGGCAACATTATCACCAACGGACGCCGAACTTGAGATGGGAACAAACTGGGAACTGGTAAATGACAACGCTACAGGCACAAAAAAATACATCGACCATAAAGCTATCCCTATTGCAAGAATAATTTCAAGAGGATAGTTTCAGGAGGAAAAATCTTATGGATTATGTGGAAAACATTAAGGAAGACGTGATAAAAACATTAAAGTCGGTAGGCTATGAAGTCGTAGATGCCGACTTATTTTTGTTGGAACAGAGCATTGAGAAAGTTAGGTCGTATATTAAAAATAAGACTAATCAGAACAAGGTTCCTGAAGGTCTTAAGTACATTTGGATTGACAGGAGTACAGGTGAGTTTTTATATTTTAAGAAATCACTTAACCAGCTTGAGCTGAATGGCTTAGATTTTGATCGTGTGGCGAAAGAAATAAGTGAAGGCGACACTAAGGTAGTCTTTGAAGATACGAAGAGCGAGGGGGACAAATTTGAGGTTTTCACGACATATCTGATGACAAGAGGAGAGGATGAACTCTTGAGATACAGGAGGATAGTATGGTAAAGGAACTGGAAAAGGCAAAAAAGGCTATACAGTCACTATGGACTGGAGTTTGCAATATATTTGGATTTAAAGATGTTGAAGACGAGTACGGAGCAACAAGTCATGCAGAAGTGGCGTTGTTTGAGAATTTACCGTGCCGGTTAAGTTTTAAGAATATCAGTCAGACCAATCAGACGGAATCTTTTGCTGTGAGTTCTCAGGTTGTGAAACTGTTCATTGCTCCTGATGTTTATGTTCCTCCGGGTAGCGTAATTGAAGTTACTCAGAACGGAATAACAAGGAAATATAAGCACTCGGGAATATCAGCGGTTTATACGAATCACCAGGAAATAGTGCTGGAAGCATATAAAGGAAGTGCTTAAATGGGAACAAGTAAAGTTAAAGTGGATTTTTCGGAAATAAGAAAAGCCGCTGAAACATTAAGTCAGGCAAACACAGCTCTGCTACTTGAAAATATTACCAATGAACTGGGTGCAAGGTTACTTGCCAAAACAATTAAGAGAACGCCTGTCTATAAGCCTACTTTTGGGGAAGAAGTGAAATATAAAACTGGAAAAAGGAAAGGACAGGTTAAACTGAATAAGGACGGAACTCCTGTGAAAGACGGGATTAAGAAAGTATCATATAAGAAAAACGGTGAAACTGTGACTAAAGAATACTCGCACACAGGAGGAACACTGAGGCGTGGCTGGGACGCAAGTATAGGAGCGAAAGCGGTCAATACAGGTGGAGGATATACGGTGACAATAACGAACAACGTTGAATACGCATCATATGTCGAGTTCGGGCACAGGCAGACTCCAGGAAGGTATGTTCCGGCAATTGGAAAATCGTTAAAAAAATCATGGGTTACAGGACAGTTTTTTCTAACAAAAGCAGAGCTGGAACTGGAAAAGGAACTGCTGAAAATAATTGAAAAGAAACTTGAAGCGTGGATAAAGGAGGTGCTTGGTGGATGATAAATGATATATTGAATGCACTGACTGTAAAACTGAAGGAAACATTCAGGGTAAAGATTTACATCAACCAGGTTCCTCAGAATTTCGAAGAGCCTTGTTTTTTCGTGCATGTCATAAGTACTGATAAAACTCAGATTGTTGACTTAAGGTATAAAGCGGTGACAGTGTTCGGGATTGATTATATAGCTGATGAAAATAAAAAGAATTCAAGGGAAATATATGATGTGATTGAAAAACTTAACAGTATCACTAATCTTATAACACTGGAAAATGGAGACATCTTGAGAGGCATGGAAAGAAAGACGGAAATACAGGACGGGAATATGCACAGCTTTATTCAGTTCAGTTATTTTATTCGTGAGAAAAAGGAAAATGTTAAGATGGAAAATCTTTCGATAGAAGGAGGCATTAAAAAGAATGGCTAAGAAAAACGAAACAAATACAAGCTTTACAAAGGAACAGCTGTACGGTTCTAAAAAATACGAAATGCAGAAGGATATTCTCGGAGTAATGCTTGAAGATAATAAGGAGTACACTTTTGACGAAGTGGATAACTTAATAAAAGAATTTTTAAAGAGAGAGGTGAAATAGATGGCATACGGAGGAGGTACATGGTTATTTCAGAATAAGGTTTTGCCGGGTACTTATATAAACTTTGTCAGTCTAGCAAGGGCTATTGTGTCGCTTGCTGACAGAGGTTATGCGGCAATGGCAATGGAGCTTGACTGGGGGGTTGACGGGGAAGTGTTTACCGTTGAAAACTCAGATTTTCAGAAAAACAGCCTGAAAATATTCGGATATAGCTACGACCATGAAAAAATGAAAGGTTTAAGGGACTTATTTTCCAATGCAAAGACAGTCTACTGCTATAAGCTGAATGAAGGGGCAAAGGCAAGTAATGACCTAGCCACTGCAAAATATGCAGGTGAAAGAGGGAACAGCATTAAAATAACGATAGCGGTTAATGTTGACGCTCCTACAATGTTTGATGTGACTACTTTGCTTGACAATAAAAAAGTGGATGTTCAGACGGTAAAAACGGCAAAAGATTTAGTAAATAATGATTTTGTAGACTTTAAAACAGGTGCAACGTTAACGCCGACTGTAGCGAAACCGCTTGAAAATGGGACAAACGGAAGTGCAGTAACAGGAACGGAATATCAGAAGTTTTTAGATAAAATTGAAACTTATTATTTTAACACACTGGGATGTCTTGCAACTGACGAAACAATTAAAAAGCTTTACATACAGTTCACAAAAAGAATGCGTGATGAAGTTGGATCTAAGTTTCAGACAGTAGTCTACAGAGGAGCTTATGCAGACCATGAAGGTGTCATTTCTGTTGAAAATAAGACTATTTCCAAGGATGACAAGGAATCGTCTGCGGTGTACTGGGTAACAGGAGCAGAAGCGGGATGTCCTGTCAACAAGTCAGTTTCGAATAAAGTTTACGACGGAGATTTTACGTTTGAATTTAAGGAAAATCAGACAGCACTGGAAAATGGAATAAAAGCAGGAAAATTCATGTTCCACAAGGCCGATAATAAACCAGTTGTTCTCACTGACATAAATACTTTTACATCAATCACAGTAGACAAGAATGACGACTTTACATCTAATCAGGTGGTACGTGTGCTTGACCAGATAGCCGTGGATATTGCAAAACTGTTCAACAAGTCGTTTGTCGGAAAAGTAGACAACGACGAAGATGGAAGGGTATCACTTAAAGATAATATCGTTGACCATCACAAGGAACTGCAGAGAGTCAGGGCAATTGAGAATTTTGTTGCAGAAGATGTGACAGTTGAAAAAGGAAAAGATAAGAAATCAGTGCTTGTAACGGATAAGGTCGCTCCTGTTGCGGCAATGGAAAAATTATACATGAGCGTCATAGTGGCTTAACTAATTAATTAAGGAGGTAAGAAATGAGCACAACAATGAACGGTAGAGATGCCGTATCAGGAAGTATGGGAAGATGTTTTGTCACGATAGAAGGTAACAGGTATCTTTTAATGCAGGTTATTTCCGTGAAAGCGGAGATGGAGAAGACAAAAACTAAGGTTCCTATCATGGGACGTTCAGGAAAAGGAAACAAGGCCACAGGCTGGGAAGGTTCGGGAAGTGCAAAACTGCACTACAATTCATCCTTGTTCAGAGAACTGTTACTGAAATATCAGAATACGGGAGAAGATATCTATTTTGACATGCAGCTTGTGAACGAGGATCCTACTTCAATGGTAGGAAGACAAACAGTCATACTAAAAGGATGTAACATAGACGGAGGAACTCTCGCAAGTATAGACGCGGATGCGGAATATTTGGAAGACGAATTCGATTTTACATTTGAATCCTTCGAAATTCCTGAAAAATTCAAAAATTTACCAGGAATGCAATAATGTTGGAAAATTTTTTCAGATGGGTATTAAGTCCCGAAGAAGTGGCAAAATTTTTAGCAGATACAACCGTGTGTCTGCTTATTTTTTATATAATTCATTTAATCAGAAAGGTGTTGAAATTAATAATGGACAGTTTAAAAGGATTTTTTAAAGGAAATGCGAAACAGGTAGAAAATGAAAAAGTGGTAATTTCTGACAGATTTGTCGGGGATGACGGAAAGCCACTGGAGTGGGAAATCAGGGCTATAGGAAATGAAACGGATGACGAACTAAGGAATCAGTGTACCTCACAGGTTAAAATTAAGAAAAACGTATACATACCTAAATTGGACTACACAGAGTATCTTAAAAAATTGCTTGTTGCATGTGTAGTATACCCTAACTTAAATAACAAGGAATTACAGGATAGTTACGCAGTAATGTCTGCAGAGGAGCTCCTATCTGCTATGCTTTTACCAGGAGAGTTTAACGCTTTGGCGGAAAAGGTACAGGAAATATGCGGATTTGATAAAGATATCATGGAAGAAAAAATTGAAGAAGCAAAAAACTGATAGAGGAGGATGCAATGGCGGGGTATGCACATTACGCCCTCCACAAGCTTAAAATAATGCCGGGTGATTTTGCCGAGCTCGGTCTTGAGGAAAAAGCATTTATCATAGCAAGTATAAGATTAAAAATTGAAAATGAGAAAAAGGAAATGCAGAAAATGAAGTCCAAAGCAAGGAGGTGATGCTAATGGGAACAATAAGCTCTTCGATTCAGATGATGGACAGGCTTACCGGTCCAGTTCTTAAAATGGCAAACGCAATGGCAAGTCTTGTGACCACTATGGAGGCAGCGGATAATAAAAAGATAGACCCGAAGGGGTTAGATTCAATGAAAGATAACATAGCAAGGGCTAACGCAGAACTGCAGATTCTGCAGACAGAACTTGCAGGAGCAGGAGCACAGACACAGCAGAATAATGCAAAACAGCAACAATGGAACAGTTCGATACATGGCGGAGGTAAAGCCGTGAATGGATTGATAAATAAGTTGAAGACTGCCGTCGGGTTATATGCACTTGTGAATGGTGCAAAGAAACTGGCTGGGTTATCGGATGAAGTCATGACGATAGATGCAAGACTTAATCTTATAACAAATACATCCGCACAGAAAAATAATCTGAAAAACGCAGCATATCAAATGGCACAGGAGGCAAGAGTTCCACTGAACAGTTTTACGAATGATGTGGCCAAGCTCGGAATTCTTGCCGGAAAAAGATTTGCAAATAACGCTGAGATAATACAGTTCATGGGTAACGCAACAAAAGCATTTAAAGTGGCAGGAACATCCGCATCTGAAACTGCGGGAGCGATAACTCAGCTTAACCAGGCACTTGCGTCAGGAGTACTACAGGGAGACGAGTTCAGGAGTATCAGGGAAAACGCTCCTCTTATCACTCAAGCGATAGCAAAAGAAATGGGTGTGTCTCAAGATCATCTTAAAAAATTGGCGTCAGAAGGAAAAATAACAGCAGATGTAGTCAGAAGAGCAGTACTGGGAATGACTAATGACATCAACAGGGATTTTTCCAAACTACCCATGACCTGGGGAGAATTATGGACAAAAGCAGGAAATTTTGCAATTAGAACTTTAGAGCCTTTACTACTGATGATAAATAGGGTTGCAAATTCAGAAAAATTTTACATGTTGGCATCTGGTATAGCGAATGCATTTGAAATTGTTGCTGGCGTAATCATGTCTGTTTTTGAAACAGCATTAAATGTAGGAAGTTGGATGTATGATAACTGGAATATGGTAAGCCCAATAATATATGCAGTAATTGGAGCGTTAATCGCATACAATATTATACAAGCGATAACAACAGCTGCTATCTGGGCGCATAATATAGCAGTTACTGCTAAAGCGGCATTAGATATGGCAGCAGGCGGAGCATCCTTTTTTGCAACTGCGGCTCAGTATGGGCTTAATGCGGCCATTTATGCTTTTCCTGGTACTTGGATCGTAATGGCAATAGTAGGAGTTATCGTAGGTTTGATATCCTTAATTGTAGTAATGGGAAAAACTGTTTTTGGGGCAAGAACAGCCACTGGGGCAATTGCAGGAGCTTTTGCATGGCTGAATGCTACTATAATGAACTTAATTGCTTGGATAATAAACACTTTTATAGCATTAGTCAATGGTGGAATAAAAATGGCTAACGGAATAATAGACTGTATTAATGGGATGATAAGAGGGGCCTCTCAGGGGCTTTCTAATTTTGCAAATGTGTTTATTGACGCTTTCAACTGGATAATGAGAAAAGCAGATGAGTTTATAAACGGATTATTACAAAAGATGCAAGCTTTAGGCCCTTTATTTGCAGCAGTAGGCATATCATTGCCATCGGGAACAGGAGGAGCCTTACAGTTAGATCGTGTTAATTTTAGTGCTTCTCAGATAGGACATATAGGATTAATAAATGGCGGGAATAGTAATGTTATGAAATACAGAAATCCAAATACTGATGCCAAAAGTGCTGCTCAAAAATGGGATCAAAAACAAGATAATTTTATGAACAGTTTTAAAAATATCAAGAGTGGTATTATGGATAACTTAGGTGATTTAGGAGGTTTTGCAGGTGGATCAGGTGTTGGATCAGACCCCGCAGGAGCTGGTAAAGGTGGTGGGGGTAACGTAGGTAAAAATACAGGAGACACTGCCAAAAATACTGGCAAAATGGTCGAATCTCTAGAAGATACAGAAGAAGAAATGAAGTATTTGAGGGAACTTGCAGAACAGGAGCATATAAATCAATTCACAACTGCTGAAATAAAAGTTGAAATGAACAATAATAATACGATAGAAAATGAAACTGATATTGATAAAGTTATAAGAAAACTGACTGAAAAGATAGAAGAAAAAATGAATATTGTGGCAGAGGGGGTGCATTAACATGTACGATATTTATATTGATAGAATGCTGATTCCGGTGAATCCTGTTAAGATAACATACAGCATGAAGAACAGAAATGAAACAGTATCGCTTATAAATGCGTCAGAAGTGAATCTGCTGAAGTCCGAAGGGCTTAAGGAAATATCATTCAAAATTGTCCTCCCTGCATTCCGATATCCCTACTTGAACACTCTGCAGGGGTTTAACAAACCAGGGTATTATCTGGATAAACTTCAGAGACTGAAAAGGGACAGGAAAGTGTTCCAGTTTATTGTGTCGCGTAGATATCCGAACAGGAAGGGATATTTTAACACAAACATGAAAGTCACCCTCGAAGAGTTTACATATTCCGATGACACTGACGAATTCATGGATATCCCCGTTGAAATCAAACTCAAGGAGTACCGCGACCCGAGGGCAACAGCTCTGACTATACTGGACGATAAGATTTCGGGATTTATCACGAAACCTCGGGCAGTGACAGCAATACTGGACAGGATAGTCACAACCGAGGCAGGGGAAACTCTGTGGAACATATGCCGTCAGCATACAGGAGGACTTGAGAAAATGGCAGAGGTCATGAAACTTAATGCTTTTGACAAAATAACGGACTTTATCCCAGGGCAGAAAGTGAGGCTTAAGGAATGAGTATTATGCCGGACTTGAAAGGAATTAAGCTGATAGATCTTAACAGGAAAAGCTGGATTAATGCGGCGATAAAGCAGTCAGTCGGAAAATTTGAGCTTGAAAAGGATATTGAGCTGACAGTGACACTCGAAAACGGACAACTTTTAATGCCCCTCGTGACTTCGCTTGAATGGACAACCGAAAGAAAAGGGAGCTGTGGGGTACTTGAATTTGAAGTGCTGAAAGAGGAAATAGAATTTACTGAAGGAAATAGGGTATCCGTGAAATACAAAGACGTCCCTTTTTTTCTAGGTTATATCTTTAAGCGTAGCAGGACAAAATCGGGCAAGATAAAAGTTACCGCATATGATCAGCTGAGGTACTTAAAAAATAAGGATACATATATTTTTAAAAATGTGACAGCAACGGAAATAATAAAAAGAATAGCGGAAGATTTTAAGCTTGAAATTGGAGAACTGGAAAATACGAGATTTAAAATCGAAAAGAGGATAGAGGACAACAAGACTTTATTTGACATGATAATATACGCTCTCTCCGAAACTCTATATAACACAAAGAAACAGTTTATCTTCTACGATAATTATGGGAAACTCACATTGAAGGAAGATGAAAAAATGAGGATACTTGACCTTGTTATTGATGATAAAAGTGCAACGGACTTTAAATACAGTACAAGCATAGATGACAAGACATACAATCAGATAAAGCTTTCAAGAGTCAATAAAGAATCCAAAACAAGGGAGATATATATGGTAAAGGATCCGTTCAACATAAAATCATGGGGGATTTTACAATATTTTGAAAATGTTGACGAAAAAATGACAGACGGAAAAATAAAGGAAAAAGTGGAGAGTCTTTTAAAGCTGTATAACCATAAAAGAAGAACTTTCACAATGGAAAATGTCTTCGGCGACATAAGGGTCAGAGGCGGTTCGAGTATGCTCATAAAACTTAATGTCGGGGATATAGTGGTGCAAAATTATATGATAGTGGATAAAGTTAAACATAAATTTGAATATCAGAAACATGTAATGAATATTGACTTTATAGGCCAAATGGGAATAAAGGAGAGTGATAAAAATGGCGGAACTGGTACAACTGTTGAAAGAACTGTCGAAAAAAACGAATGACGCACAGGAGCCATTTGAACACAGGAAAGGTACTGTTGAATCCGTGAAACCCCTTACTGTCAGGGTAGACCAGAAACTGATACTGGAGGAAGATGATCTTATTCTTACCCATTTTGTCAGAGATTATGATGTCGACATATCTGTGAGCCACGAAACGAAAGACTTTGAACTTGTTGAAGGCGCTCTGACGGATATAAAAAATCATAAGCATGAATATAAGGGCAGAAAGCGAATAACTGTCCACAACGGTTTAAAAGTAGGTGAGGACATCGTTCTTTTAAAAGTACAGGGAGGACAGACCTACATTGTACTGGACAGATACAAAGATCCTCACACGGAAGGAGAGTGGTTGTAATGATACCTCGTAACGATGGTCTTACCTCAGATATCAGAATCATAGAACGCCCCACAAAAACTTATAAAATGGATTTATCGGGAAATATTATAGAAGACTATACGGATGAGCTGAAAGCAATGGAACAGGCCATTTATAAAATAATAAGAACGGAAAGATACAAACATATAATCTACTCGTGGAATTATGGGATAGAACTTGAAGATCTGTTCGGAATGCCTGTGAGTTATTGTATCCCTGAAATTGAAAGAAGGGTAAAAGAGGCATTAGAACAGGACACTAGAATACTTGACGTGACTGATTTTGAATTTGAGACGCTGAAAAGAGGGATGGTACATGTCAAATTTAAGGCAGTTACGATTTTTGGGAATCTGGAACTGGAAAAGGAGGTGCAGATAGCTTAATGTTTGAGGTAATGGCTTATGAAAAAATAATGGAACGGATGCTTGCAAGAGTTCCGAACAGCATGGATAAAAGGGAAGGCTCAGTCATGTGGGATGCCCTTGCCCCTGCCGCAAAAGAGCTGGAAGATATGTATTTTGCATTATCAATAATAATGCAGGAAACATTTGGAGATACGGCCAGTAGATCAAATCTAATAAGAAGGGCAAGTGAAAGAGGGATAGTACCTTACAAGGCAAGTAAAGCGATATTGAAAGGTGTTTTTGACATAGAAATACCGCTGGGTAGCAGGTATAGTTTAGATGATTTAAACTATACAGTCTCAAAATTTATACAGCATAACACAGGAACTGGATTATACGAATATCAGGTTGAATGTGAAACTCCCGGAAGGGATGGAGGAAGGAAAACAGGAAACCTAATTCCGATCGACTACATAAACGGATTGGGACGTGCAGAAATAACTGAACTTTTAATTCCTGGTCAGGATGAAGAAGAAACTGAAAAACTGAGACAGCGGTACTTTGACAGTTTCAACATGAAAGCATACGGAGGGAACATATCTGACTATAAACTTAAAGTGCACGAAATCGAAGGTGTGGGGGCTGTTAAAGTAACTCCAGTATGGAATGGGGGTGGAACTGTTTTATTAACCATACTTGACAGTGATTTTAATCAGGCAAGTCCTACTCTGATTAAAAAAGTACAGGACACAATGGATCCGACTAAAGATGCAAGAGGCCTCGGGGTCGCCCCAATAGGCCATATTGTTACAGTACAGGGTACAAGCAATGTTGCAATTAACATTCATACGAGTATCACGTTTGAGGCCAATTTTACATGGGCACTTGTAAAACTAAAGGTCGAAGAAGTAGTAAAGAACTACTTGCTGGAATTGAGGAAGTCATGGGCGTTGAAAAATGAAAAAATAAGTAACAATCTAGTAGTGAGGGTGTCACGTATAGAAGCAAAAATACTCGACATAAATGGGATTTCGGACATTCAGAACACAACAATAAATGGGAATCCTAACAATCTGCAATTAACCGAATATCAGATTCCTGTGTGGGGAGGTATAACAGTATGACGATTTTAGAAAATATTAACGTCAACCTGCTGTCGTATCTCCCTCAGTTTATGCAGGAGTACAAGGAAATAAGGAATATAATGGCATCAGAGGAACCTGAACTGAGGTTATTGTGGGAACTGCTTAGAAAAGTATTTAATAATCAGTTTATTCAATATTGTGACGAGGATGGGATAAGTAAGTTTGAAGAAATGCTGGGATTACACAGGTACGAAAATGATACACTGGAAATCAGAATTTTTAGAGTTTTAACGTACTGGAACGACCAGATACCTTATACTTGGCGGGTACTTGTAAACAGAATGGACCAGCTTTGCGGAGCAGGAAACTATGAATTGAGGCCCAATTTTAACGCATATGAGCTTGGAATTACTACGAAGTTTGACGATGCAAAAAAATACGACGAACTGAACAACATGCTCAAAACAATATTACCCGCAAATTTAGGATTTAACAGTATTAATATACTTACTCCGAAAACTGAAAATAAGATATATGTGACAAACGGGGTAATAAGCTATATGAAATATGAAATAAAGGCAAAACTTCCTGATGCGGTATTTAAAATATTTGCAACATCAGGATTTATGCACGGTAAAAAATATGTGATAGGAGGTTAAAAAATGGCAATTTTTAAAGATACGACGATAACAGATAACGGGAGAGCATTGATAGCAAATGCCCTCGGGAATAACAAACAAATCACTTTTACCAGAATGGTAACATCAAGTAAGGTTTACAGTGATACTACTGATATATCAAAACTCATAAATATTGATGAAATAAAGCAGACTGTCAATCTGTCGAGAGTAAGCCAGGAAGGTACGAAAGTAAGGCTGAACGCAATATTTACAAATGCATCAGTCAGTACGTCGTATAAAATTGAAACTATAGGGCTATACGGAAAAATAGATTCGGGGAATGAAATACTGTACAGTGTGACAAGAGCGGCAGAGGCTGACACAATGCCCGCGACAAATGGAATTAATCTGGCTACAGTCGAGATTGACTTGATTACTGAAATAAACAATTCTAACGGGGCAACAATGCTGATTAATCCATCCACTTTGGTTACATTGTCAACTCTGCAGGATTACATAAAACATGAGGAAAAGCCACATTGGTTGGGAACCGATGGATATGGCGGGCTATTGCAGGATGCAGGGACTAAAAAAGTTGGGATTGCATACTATGATAAAGCGAATAAGCAGATGGTTGTTCCGACTATCGAAAATACCTTGACCTATTTCGAAGGGTCCAAATTTATTCCAATTTCAGACTATCAAACTGCGAAGAAATTGGAAAATTTATCC